ATCCGCTCCACCCATAGTATCTTGCCACTCCTGTACACTCTTATTGCCCTTCTGGAATTGCCCCTGCATCGGACTATTAAGTCCAGATAGTTCCTTACCAAAGGCTACTATCCTCATACCAGAGTCCATAGCTCCTTCTGTCCCCCTAGCATCAAAGGGAATCTGGTAGTATGCATCTCTGATAGTCTTTGTACTATCTAGGGAATTACTCTTAACAGGAATCTTAGGAGCTGGAACAGGAGCATTTATATCACTAGGCTTAATTAGGTCTGCATCATACAAAGCTCTATCCGATACTGCCCTCCGTGCTGCATTGAAACTAATATTAAATAGAGTTTCAGCTGCCTGCTGGAAAGGAATATTTCCCTCTGCAATAGACTGGGTTTGATATCCTAGTCCATCCTCCAAGGGCTGGCCGAATAGAATTGGTAGCATGTCATAAGCAGAGATAATACGCTCAGCCTGCACTAGGACTGAGGAGTTGACTAGTACAAACTTCCATATCTGCACAGTACGAGAGGCTGGAGAGTCTAGGTCAAACTCCTTAGGAACTATGCGGGCATAGAGGGTTAGGTATTCATAATTACCAGTTGAAATAGTATCTGCTGGGTCTTTCTGTCCAGTAATCCATGTATACCAGCTTAGTTCCGACATAGGACGCCTTGCATTGATATACTGGGAGACTTGGGGAGGAGTTCTATAGAAGCCTAACTGCTCTGCTGTATTGAAAGGATTAGGAGTCTTAAGAGCTTCTCTTACATTAAAAGCCTTTCCATCATTAGCCAGTCGCTGTAGCCGGCGCTTCAATTTAGGCTTAGAGAGTATCTCTACATAGCCTGCAAAATCCCCCTCAGTAGCTACATCTCCAGGGGCTACGTTGAAGTCCCAGATAGTATTATAGGGGTCGAGCCTTTTTAGCTTGGTGAAACTCTTGGAATCCTTAGACATCTTAGAGCTTCCAGGAGTTAGTACCTCATCTACTAGAGCATACTGGTCAATGGAACTCCAGTCAGCCTCAATAGCAGAGAAGTTATACTTAACTCCATCACGAAGGAATAGAAGTAATTGACGAGCATAACCACCAAGAGTGGCATGGTCATCCAATAAGACTTCTAATTGTTCAGCATACTTCTTATTCTTCGGGGAAGATACTACTGGAAAAATCGGGGTTCCTGATAGGAATACATCTGCTAGATAGCCTACCATAGAATCCACCTGAGATACTACTACTGGGGGAGTAGTGGATGGAAGGTTCATCACTCCTAGTGGAGTAGTTGCAGCATCAATTCCTTGTCCTCCTACTACTCCTGTAGAGGAATTCATATTAGCCTTATACCTAGCATAAGCTACGTCAATAGCCTCCATCTTATCCTGATAAGAGGAGAACTTCTGATGCTCAGTCATAACTCTAGTCATGAACTCAATAATAGAAGCCTGGGCTGCCGGCTTAGGTACTAAGGCTTTCAGTATCCTTGGGATTGCCATTTTAATTCCTCTTGAAGAAGTTAGTAGTGGGTGTATCTAATACAGATTCAAACTCTTTAGTAGTAGCTCGCTCTCTTGGCATAGTACCATGCTTCAGGGAATAGTCTACTATTTTTACATAGTCTAAGGATTCCTTAGGTAAATCTTTTATTCCCTTTTCAATATCGAACATGGACTGGCGGCCGGCATTATAGGCTATTAAAGCCTTTTCCCAACTACCAAAGGTATCGAAATTCTGCTTTAGGTATGTAGCAGCTCCTAGAACGGCATGGACAGGATTGTTAGGATCGTAGTCTGGAAGTAACTTCTTTTTCATATCAGCTACGAACGCCGGCATCTGCTGTGCAATTCCTTCTGCTCCCTTATGAGACTTCTTGAAAGAGCCTCCCCTATGCTGTCCGGATTCAGTAGCTAGCACAGAGTATAAAAGCCCAGAAGGGGCGCCAATTTCCTTCTCTTGGTCTGCTATGAACTGCCTTAAAGTGTACGGGTTATCTTCCTTCTTGATAAGACTAGTAGGAACTGGGGCTGGTTTAGCGATATTCCTATAGGCAGCAGTAGTCTCTCGCATAGAATTCTTAATTGACTCTCTTGTATTTATTAGAGAATCCAATAGCTGTTGTACAGTGAAGTCCATATTGACCTCCTTAGTAAGATTAGGACTAGAAGGGAGTATTACTAGCTACTACTTTAGCTTCTCCCTCTATTGAGGAGTTAATCCTACGTAGATTTGAGATTACATGCCAGTATTCGTTCCTGATATCCAGACCGTAAGCTATACAATCCAGCAGGTCATCCTTATTGGCCTTCTTACCTACCTTATACATAGAGGCCTGCCATACAAAATCCCTTCTAACTGGGACAGATAGAAGGAAATAAGTCTTAGCATATAATTCTGCTATGAACTGGCGGATACGAGCCTCTTTACTTCTACCATGAGGATTCATAGGAATTACTAATATTCCTTGTATATGCTTCTCTTTTATAAAATGAGTAAGCCAGAATCCTAGAGTTTGTTGATAGCCTACATCTTCCACTCCTATTAGAGAAGCCCCATGCTTAACTGCTAGTCGCAAGGCTTCTAAGATAAGTTGCTGCGGGTCTAATATCCCCCTTGATACTTCTACAACATATCCTAGGCCATTATGCTTATAATGTACTGCTATAACGTTATCATCTGAAGAATCTCTGAAGCCTGCTGGGTCAATTGTTATGAATACTCCATCAGGGTCTTCTATTTCTTGGATTGCGCAGTGGGGTAGGTCAGTGTGTAATAGACTTTTTGCCTGACTTCTAGGGTCGTTCATTACCTCAGCGAACCAGATATCTGACAATCCTAGTCCTTCATCATGCTCATAAGACTCCATTAGATCTTCTAGTGAGAATAACTCAGGCCATAGAGGCTTTCCTGTAGATAGAATAGCTCCAGTTACCATACTAATCCACCTAGGGCTATTCTTAAATAGATTGAGAATACAATCCTCTGAGTACATATTCCCTACATAGATTATCAAGCGATCACCCCTTGGGGCTATTGCCTTAAAGATAGTACCCGCCAGTTCCTTTAATAGAGTACCTCGCTCTGTAGGAGATTCATCATTCTTTCTGGTCTGTACGTCATCACAGAATATAAGATCGGGGCGCTGATTCTTTAAGTTAATACCACGAACCCCAGCAGCCCAGCCTCTAGCTACTAATATTACATCTCTTCTGTGGTAGGCAGCCTTCTTAGTATCAGCAGAATCAATAGCTAAACCAGCTTCCCAATCTCCGTAGATAAATACTAAGTTAGGGGAGCTTAATATATCATGAATATCCGCTAGGAGAGACTCGGCGAGGTCGCTATTGGCACAGACTATTAGAGCAAAAGATACTTTATCATAGACTATTAGCCAGGCAATTAGAATTTTAATGAAGGTAGTCTTAGCATGACTGCGAGGCAGGCCTAGGGCGAATCGAAGTAATTTACCAATATCCTTTAGTTCTCTGAAGCATAAGAGTTGCCAAGTAAGAACATAAAAAGCTGGAAGTTCAAATATACAAACAGTGGGCATACAAAGACCAGCGAAGAAGTTGATATCAACTTTCCCTCGCTCATAGGCTTCTGTAATAGAAACATTTGCCTCATTGACTTGAATGCTAGAACTGACAGATTCTTGCTCAATTAAGGCAATGTTATCTTGTTGCATATTCTAAGAAGCCTATTTCTTCTTTATTACTATTGGAAATAGTTTCTTCAGGAATAACTTCTGGGCTTGGATTACTTGAGATTTGCTCATGGCTATCTCCTTTCTTAAAAGATTTGAACATTGATATTACAGCATCTGAGGTCATAGGGGCTAATGCTTGCTCACCTACTGCTATTACCTCTTGATTACTATTTAGTTGCACGGTTGGCCGACTAAGGGCATGGGAAGGCAGACTGATAGATACTACAGTTAGCATTTGCGGAGTAACTTGAGGATTAGGAGAAGTCCTAGCCTTCATTTTCTCTTGTCTTTCCGCTACTACCCTAAGGGCGGCGGTTACATCTCTTAGCTCAGAAGTAGGAGCCATCTCCATTACCTGATTTACTAGCGCATGTTCTGCTGCTGTGTATTTTGCAGATAGGGATTCTTCTTCTATATCCTTCTTTTCTAATTCTACCTGCTTAGAAGCTAGGAGAAGCTTAAAAGAATCATCAGATAGAAGCTGGGAAATCCGCGCGGGGGATACTCCTAGAATAGTAGCTACTTGCGAGGGTTTCAGGGAGGAGGCTAATAGGGAAGCTACTCGCTCAAGATTCATTTTATTACTCCTTATTCTATAAGATTCTAAGATTAGAGTTATTCTCTAGGATTAGAATTTGAATAGGAGTATAGGGATGGTAATAGGGAGTGTCAAGTATTATTTGGGGAGTTTGCTAGGTTACTTGAGAAAAATTTAGGAAAATTTATTTGATGCTATTGATACCACGCCCCCGGGGGAAACATAAAAAAAA